GATCTCTTTGTGCTCTTCGCCGTACTTAGCGTACTCAAGGCCGAACAATGCGTTCAAACCGGGCAAGAGTTCTTTCAGTAGTTGTGCGCGTGAAATAGCCATGTTGTGACTCCTTAGATACCGGTGGTATCAGTGTACTGGTGCAAGTTGAACTTGACCAAGAATTCATAATAAGTCGTAGCGGCTACGTTAGCAGCGCCAGTGGCTGTATCGGGCACAACATCAACGACACGGATTGGCAATGTGGCAGTAGTACCAGCAGAAGCGCCGTCAATACCATAATAGGAGTCACCAGTGTTGGTGCTGCCTGTGTTGATAGACAGAGCGACGTTGGAACCAACCAAAGCACGGCTATAAGCTGTGGGAGTGGTTGTTTGACCGCTAGTTGCCACAACGCGGAAAACCGCATTGGGATCATCCACAACAAAGCCAAAGGCCAATTGTGTAGATGTGGACTGGCTAGCAGGGTAGTACTGGCCGTTTGTGAATTGACCACTTGAGTTTGTGTAGCTGCAACCAACCAACACGCCAACGCTGTCGCCAGAGTTAGATGTGGTGTTAGCCACCAAGTAGCCATTGGTGTCAACCTTAACGGTGTCACCATTGAGGATTGCAGTAGCGTAGCCAGCTGCAATAGGGATTTGACGGATCGCTCCGGCGTAGGGCAGACCATCCAGTCGGTTGACTGGCTTCAGACCATACGTCTTAGAAACGGTAGGATATGCCATTTAAGACTCCAAAAAAGTTAAATACCTTTTCCGAAAGTGACTTTTGAGCTACGTTCTTTGAACATAGGCATCCGTGGGTCATTTTCGCGCATGTATGTGTTGTCCACAGAGTTCATTTGAGCTTCCGACTGTTTGCGGTAGTACTCATTACGTTGATCCGTGAATTCCACAGGTGTTTTGCAGAGCAACAGACCGCCTACTTCCACACAGTCTGGGAACTTCGGGTTTGAAGAACCAAACAGGCGGATTTCGGGGTGGTCAGCAGCCCTAACGGGTTCCCAGCCTTCTCGCAGTTTTCCGGAAATGTTAGTGGCGTCGTCTTTACCCAACGAAGCGATCCTGATCCAGCGGTACGCATAGCCCGGCTCCGGAGTGGGGTCAGGCAGAAGTTGAGGGGGCATCCACTGTTTTGGACGCTCCGCCTTCTCGCGGGTCTCAAGATCACGTGATTTGCGTGCAGTCGTTTCCATTTTCATTTCCTCATTTCTTCAGCAACCTTACGGGCGTATAGTTCCAGCGGAACCCCCAACCGTTTGGCGATATTCACCTGTGTTTGCGTCAGCACGATTTTGCGCGGTGCTGTACTACGCGTTGCAGGTGCAACAACATTGGATTTTGTGCGCTGAGGTTTAGCATCAGCGGGTTCTTCGACTCCAAAATGATCGGCGAACCTTTCGCGCATGTCAGCGTCAATACGTTTGTAGTACTCTTCGCTGCCTGCCGGAATTCCCTCCCCCACCAAGTCCTCGTGAACGCCAAGGGCATAAGCTGTCATCCGTTTATTGGTGCCAAACCACTGATTTTTGTCCTGCCAAGCAAGTAGTTTTTCATCCACGGGTGCAGCCGGTTGGGGCTGTTGTGTGATTTGTACAGGAGTTTCTGTCTCCTGTAAAGGGGTAGGTCGGAAATTATTTACTTTCTCCGCTTTCATCTTTGCCGCAGTAAGCGCTTCTTGAGCGTTTACCAAAGCTTCAGAGTCTCCCGCTTCGTAAGCTTCTTTGTATTGGCGCTTAGCTACTTCAAGCTCATTGGCCACCACTTTTTTGGCTTGTTCCAACAAGGCTGTCTGATTTTGGTTAACAGAACCCTTCAGTTTCTTGTTTTCTTCTGCCAAAGCTTGGGCAAACCGCAGTGCTTCGTCTTTCTCACGCTGTGCCAACTCTTTAGCACGGCGCTCGTCGTGATAGCCTTTTGTAAAGTGCTTGATACGTTTCTGGACACTTTCGTCGTATTTAGACAACTCTTCGTCTGTCACCTCTTTGGGAGGTTCGGCCATAGGCTTGCGCCCACGATCTTCAATGGGTGTGTCATCTACGACTTCAATAGCGGGCTCATCCGACGCAACTTCAACTTCTGGCTCAGGCTCAACAACCTTACCGCCTTTGCGTGGATTAGCTTCTACTTCGTCTGGAAACTCAAACTCTGTCTGTTCAGCATCTTGTGTTGCCATGATTTCTCCTTAATTTGGACGCTGGATACCACGGGGGTCTTGCACAACGGCTTGTACGGAATCATCATTAATTAAGCGCCACTCAGTGCCATGAATCTTCATGCGCGTGCCTGTATTGGGTCGAACCAATACAAAATCGCCTACCTTGCAGCTTGGGCCAGATGGGAATCTGGTCTTGTCTTGAAACGCATCAGGGCCAATCTTTGCAACGAACAACACGGGGGAGAGCAGCTCCTCGTGATACATCATCTGCGCAGATTTAACAATACCTGATTCGCTCAGTTCTTCCTCGGCCTTGGGCAACATACACAGCAAGTGATACGTCGCGGGGTCCGGGACTTGTTTGGCTTTTTCTTCAGCGGAGGTATTTAGCACCCCACTCAAGTCAACAGCACCAACATCAAATTTCTCCATCTTCATATTCCTTAGTTTTACGCACGAGGTCGGCAATTTCCATCTGTGCGGTCTGCAGACCTCGGATCGTTCCACACAGTTCTTTGTAGTGCTCGTGGGATTTAGCTCCACCAGCACTGACAACGTCGACCATCTGCTTGACGTGTTCTTCAAGCTTGCTGTTTAAAACTTCAAGCAGAGTGGCCATCATTCATCCTTTTTAATAGGTTCGTTGTTAGCTTTTTCAGCAGCCATGGCTGCGTGACGCATCTTCTGCATATGGCTCATATCGGTATGGGCTAACTTCTGGCTGTGTACTTGACCGCCATGCGCCATCTTCTGCTGTTGTTGAGCCGCCGCTAGTTGTGCTTGCTGCTGTGCAGCCGCCATCTCTTGCGCGTGACGCTCCATCTGCATCTGCATCTCCATGCGATGACGTTCAGCAATCATCACAGGATCTTCTTGTGGGCTACCTTGTGCCTGTGCTTTGAGCTCAAGCTCAGCCTGCTTCATGAGCAGATCGCCCTCAACCTTCTTAGCCTTAGTGTCAGCTTCTTGTTTCTTGATCGCCAACTCAGCCTGCTGCATCTGCATGATGGGGTCCTGCATCTGCTGCTGAGCCTGCTGCTGTGCAGCTTGACCTTTACTGGCAGCCAGCACCTGTTGTGCGCCTTGCGCAACCAGACGAGACAGCATAACTTCTGCGTCTTCTGGCAACTGTTCATCAGGTGGTGGCAGTGGCACGCCAAGCTGCTCTTCAACCTTCTTACGGTACGCAAACGCTAAGTGCTCAGCGACGTGGGCCTGAATCTCCGCCATCATCTTCTGAGCTTGTGGGTTCTGACCAATCTGCGCCATCAACAGGGGGTCCTGCATCATGCTGGTGTGAACAGCAATGTGTGCGTCGTGGTCTTGGTAAATAAACGCTTTTGTAGGCTTGCCGTTTAAGAACGCCATGTTCTCAGACACAGGGTCGCGTGGTGTCATGTCGTCTTCGGTCGGCACAAGCTTCTCGGCATTCTTCACACCCAGCACCTCAATCATCTGACGGTGCAGCATGGGCAAGTCATAAATCTGTGGTGCTTGTGTCGACAGCTGCATTACCGCTTGGTACTGCATGATGCGCTGCGCCATCGTCGAGCTGTTGGGGTCCGATACAGGGATCACGTCCACCATGTCGTAGTCTTCTTGCTTGGCCATGCGATCGCCGCTGGCGGGGTCGAAGCTGTACTGATCTGGTGTGTAGTCACGGATGATGTCGCGCAGGAGCTGGAACTCTTGCTTCATGCTGTAGTGCACGCGGGCCTGTACAGCGGACATTGTTTTGAGTTGACGTTCCAACAGGGCCAGTGTGGTACCTACCGGAGCGTTTGCGCTCATGTCGCTGATGTTCATATCAGCAATAGAGCCAAGGCGTTTGCCTTCGTCAGTGATTTGGTTCAAGAGCGCCAAGAGGACCTGTGATGGCTCCTTGTATGGCAGCGTCATGATGTTGTCTTTGACTGAGCCGCTAGGAACGTCTACGTCACGGAACTCACCGGGGTTGATCGGTGTATCGTCACCCTTAATACGCAGACCGCGTGACTTCAAACCACCGGGCAAATTAGATAACGTACCGGCGTCCACGAGTTGTCTGATTATTGAAGTGCCTGCGCGTGCGTAGCCGCCGATCAAGTGGATCAAACCCAAACCATACGCACCAAAGCCGGGCACATATGTGTACTGTACGAAGTGATCGCGTTTTAGTTTGCGCTCGTCTTCTGGCTGCCAGTTACGGCGTACCGCCAATACTTTGTTTGTGCCGCGGTCAATTGTCACCACGTATGGCAGTGCAATGTCATCCTCGTCATCATAGCCGGGCATGTTGTAGTCAACATGAATCTCCAGAATCTGATAGCGGTCGTCGTCCGTCAAGCTGTAGCCTTGGTCTTCAGCCTTTTTCTTCTCAACATCTGTGTGAATAATCTGTGGCTCACCAAGCTCAATGTCGCGGTAGAACCCAGCCGCCTGCAGTTTCTTGATGTCGTTCTTAGTCTTACGCATGACATGCGTCACACGCTCAGCGGTCTTCAAACTTGACGCGCCGTACGGAATAATGATATCTTCCGCAGGGATAAATATGGCAGCTTGGCGATTCAAACCGGGGTCAAAGTAAACCTTCTTGAACGCGGAACCCGCGAGGCCCAGTGAATACAACAGCTTCTCGTGC